TTCGAGAGCAAAGAGGAAGCCAAGGAATGGGCGGCGCAGGTTAAGGCGGATTGGGTACGCAATAATTTTTTTGCCTTGAGAAAATATTAAGTAATTGATTTATAAGGAAATAGGAAAATGTCTAATTTGTTTTGCGAACGAAAAACCAAGTGGATCGGTTTGGCTTTTTGGTTGTTGTTTTGGGCGGTTTTGGTGGGAACGATGCTGCACAGCTGCTCTAAGCCGGTGGTGTCGGCGGCAAAGTTGGAAATGTCGCGCCGCGAGCGTCTGGCGGATTTGGAGGCAAAAGCCTTGGGCGAGCAATACGAGTCGATGAGTACGGAAGAAAAAATGAAAGGTATTGTTTATGAGCGATAAGCCATTGAGCCCTACGGCGAAACAAGAGGCTTTGGAACGTGCGCTTAAGGAAATCCGCGCGAAATATGGCGATAAGGCGATTGTGAAAGGATGTGTGAAATGAGTTTCGGACGACGTAATACGGATTGGCAGGCTTGGGGACAACACCGCAGGCGTGCGACGGCGCGAATGGCGCAAAAAAATAGAGAGCGTGAAATCGAGGAATATCAGGCGCGTTTTAAACGGCCTGCCGAGAAGAAGGAGGAGAAAAAATGATTTGGTTTGTTGTCGGATTGGCTGTGTTGGTGTTGCTGGGGATTTGGCTTGAAATGCTGGCCCGAATCGTTGTGTTGCACATGATAGGCAAATGCCATGACGGGTATGACGACAATTAAAACGGTAAGGCGTTGATGTTGCTCTATATTTTTTTGCCTTATTGAAAATGTAAGGTATTGATTTAAAAGGATTTAAGATGAATAAAGAGAAAGTCTTAGACAAAATCAAGAAATGCTTGGCTTTGAGTAAGTCGGCAAATGAACACGAGGCCGCACAGGCGTTAAAGCAAGCGCAGGCTTTAATGGAGAGGCATGAAGTCAATGCTGTGGATATTGCTTTATCTGAAGTCTCTGAACAAAGAGCTGATCGGAGAATGGCCTTTAAATTAGCAGATTGGCAATGGGGCGTTGCAAATATGATTGCCGATATATTTGGGTGCCAATCTTACCAACGTGGGAAGACGATGATGTTTTACGGCATTGGAAATAGAGCAGAAATCTCAGCCTATGCCTTTGATGTAGTTTATCGGCAGATTTCTGCCGAACGCCGCAAATTTTTAAAAAACTGCCGAGCAAGAAAGCAAGCACATAGAACTTATCTTGCCGACCAATTTTGCAATGGTTGGATTATGGGTGCTTGGAAGATAGTCAAAAAATTTGAGATGTCCGATGAAGAAAAAGCCGTTATGGACGGATACAAAAAAAAGAACTTCCGGACATGGTCGAAGCGAAAACAAGGGATGCGAAATCATCAATTCTCCAAGGGTCAAAGATGGAATATGGGGCATTAGCTCAAGGAATGGAATCGGGTAAACAAGTGCAGTTACATCATGCCATGAATGGTACAGACGGCGTGAAACAAATTGGAGAGCAAAAATGAATCAAAAAGAAATTGCAGAATGGGTCGAAGACCGTGGCGAGCTGATGATCATGAAGAAGGACGGTGAAGGCTTTGTAATCGTTGCGCGTGCGCCGGACGGGATGTGGAAAACGGCGGAGGCGGAAACTTTGGCTCAGGCGATAACTTTATGGGAGGAAGCGTGATGAAGGTATTAGACCCGTGTTGCGGCAGCCGGATGATGTGGTTCAATAAAAATAACCCTGAAGCTGTTTTCGGCGATAAACGCAAAGAAATCCATCTACTGAAAGACCGGAAATATCTGCGCAAACTGGAAATTAATCCCGATGTGGTTATGGATTTTACAAATATCCCTTTTCCTGACAACACGTTCGCAGTAGTGGTTTTCGATCCGCCTCATTTACAAAGAGCGGGAGAAAAATCTTGGCTTGCAAAAAAATACGGGGTGTTGGGCAATGAGTGGAGAGAAGATTTTCGTAAAGGGTTTGCTGAGTGTTTCCGGGTATTGCGTCCTGACGGCATATTGATTTTTAAGTGGAGTGAAAATCAAATCCCTGTGAAAGAGATTCTTGCTCTGACTAACGTAGAACCACTTATTGGGCACGTTAGCATGAAGCATAAGCAAAACCAAACACAGACACATTGGATAACGTTTTTGAAGGAAGAAGCGTCATGAGCATTGGAATGATGATTTATCTCTTGATCTGCGGGCTGATTGGTTTGGCACTGGTGGTTTTGGCACTGATGAGCCTGATTGAAAACTGGTTTAAGCAGCGGACTAAAGCTGTTGTTTTGGATGCCTGCGGTATGTTTTTTGGGTTGATTGTTGTCCTTGTGGCGTTTTTGGCGATTCTTGGGGTGGTTAAATGATTGAAATCAGAAGTAAAAACTTTATCGCGTACAACGCAAGTGAAAGTGTTTTGGAAAGCATCATCAAGGATGTTTTCACGGGGTTGATGTTGAGTTTTTGTGTGTATATCAGCCATTGGTCAGCCTCAGTGTTTTGGACATTTATCAGCGGTTTGATGTTTTTGTCTTATCTGGGCATTAAGTTGGGCAGGTTGATTCGTGACAAGCGAACTAAGTTTGAAACTTGGTCAGAGCTTAAAGCATGGATCGATAAACAAGCTGAACTTGAAAATCACTTGGCAGGTAATGTTCAGATTGTAAAAGGCAATGGAAATGTACAGGCTGGTGGTGATGTTTGGAAGGATAAACAATGAACATCAAAAAATTCAACCCGAAAAAAGACCCTAAATACATTGACTATATTTTTCGATTTTTGAAGAAAAAATCCAAACTGATTGAAACTTTAGGAGCTTATCCACGAATTGTTAAGTTTAAAGATGGATTTGACTGGTATATCGGCTGGTTTATTGATGACGGTCTTGAAGATTTTATTGGCAGCAGGATTTGTTACGGCTCCGAAAAAGTTGAGACTTTTTGTTTTGTTAGAACCACTGAAGCGGAGGTTGTCGCTGAAGTCAAATGGAATGAATACGAACGTGTCGGAGTGTGTGCATTAACTAAATGGCATCACAAATGGGTCTATGCCAATAAACAATCACGCAAATGCCGACACTGCGGAAGATGGGAACGGAAAGTCGTCAAGACCGTTAAGACGGTTGAACGTCGAACATTATGGGAGAGCGAGTCATGAACATCAAATGCCCGAACTGCGGGGGTGCATAGCCTGGACAGCTTAATCAATGACGCAGACGCATCAGCGGTATTAAAGGCTGTGTTGGAGATGGATGTGGAATTGGGCAAGGCGGCGATACGGTATATCGGTTTGTTCCGCCCCGCCAAGTCCCAGCTCTCTTGGGCGCGTACCGCGAAACTGCTGAATGAGTTGCTGCCGATGATTAAGGCACAGGAGGCGGCACGCGACGGGGTTTGTTTCCCCGCTCCTACCGAGGCTTGGATTCACGGTTTTAATGAAACCGTTAATGCCCGCGACCAAGGCCGTCTGAAACTGCCCTTAAAGTCGCATGGTTATTTGCTGGAGATTATCAGCCAGTGGCAGGGTTCGGGGGTGCCCTCTCCCCAGCCCTCTCCCACGGGGAGAGGGGGCGAAGGCGGCGCACCGTCCAAGCTGCGGCAGGGTGTGGCAGCCTTGGGCGAATGGGCAGGAGAAGATTGGGCGAAACGAGAAATCGCTTCAGGTTTTACATTGCTTGCCGCGCTCAATCTACCCAACCGACCGGCAGCGCAGGATATGCCGGTAGTTGCGGAAATTTGGTATCGGAAACTGATGGAGAAAAAAGAAATCGTCTCGCCGGAGTATGACCCGATACGGATTCAGACGGGGTTTAAGGTATTGCAGGCGGCGGAAACATGGCCGCACCCCGCCGAACTGCTCCGCAACCTGCCGCCACGGTTGATACCAAGGGCGATGCTGGCAAAGCCCGCGCCGGATAAGGAAAAAGGCCGTCAGAAAATGGCGGAAGTGAAAGATGTTTTAAACAAGAAAGGTAAGTGAAATGAAAGAGTATGTTTTTAAAATCATTGCGGAAAATGGGAAGTGTCGCGTCGAGTTGCCCGAAATCAAGATAAACGGTGAGTATCAAGCTCCCGACCTGATGGCTGCGTTGACAACGGAATTTTTAGACAGCGTATGCAGTGATGCCGCCCGAGATACGGAAGGATTTATCAAGGCTGCTGTCACTAATTTAAAAGCATTGCAACTGGCAAGACAGTTGAGAGATGCAGACCGAAAAGTAAACTAAGAAAGGAAAAAGAAAATGGCTAAAGTCATTATTACTATTAAAGATAGTACCAAAAGCTTATTTGATTTTGAAATCAAAGGATTGGGAGATGATAGTGAAAAAACTCCTGCAATCTTTGCCGGACATGCTGCAGCAGGCTATCTGAGAAAAAGGCAAACAGCACTCCACGAGAATTTTTTAAGTCAAATTTTACGAGACTTATCAGATCAAGATTAAAGGAAAACATCATGATTGAACCGCACGAGTACCGTCTATTGGACGAATATTTAGAGCAAGACTGGGATGCCTTTATCAGTTTTGCTGAAACTAAAGGATTTGAAGCAAGCGAAGTATATCAACTACTCAACAAACTGGAGGAAAAAGCAAATGGCTAAAACCCGAATCAAACAGCCCGCTATCGAAGCGGCACAAGACAAAGCGGAAGTTACTGCGTTTATCCGCAAAATTGGTGATTTGCAGCGCGAAGTCAAACGCCTGGAAACCGAAGCCGGAGACAAAAAAGCGGTCATCGAAGAAGAATATGCCGCCAAAGCCGCGCCGATGTGTGCCGAAATCATGAGCCTGACCGAACGTGTGGCCGCATACTGCGAAGCGCATAAGGACGAGCTGACGGAAAACGGTAAAACCAAAACAGTGGACTTTACTACCGGCCTGATTAAATGGCGCATCCGTCCGCCATCCGTCAAGGTAACGGGCGTGGCTGCCGTCTTGGCGTGGCTCTCGGAGAAATCCGCCTTTGCCGAGTTTGTCCGCACAAAAAAGGAAATCGACAAAGATGCCATCCTGAATCAAAAAGAGCGTTTTTCAGACGGCCAAGTGCCGGGGATTAAGATTGTGTCGGGGCTTGAGGATTTTGTGATTGAGCCTACTGAGCAGGAGTTGGCGTGATGGCGAAAATTGTGATTGAAATTGAAGATTTGCCTAATGGTAAAGTTAGCTATGTACCTCATGGAGATCTCCTTATCCGAGATGGCGGCACTCCTGCTCAATTAACTTGGATTGCTGTGCAAGATGTTATTGATATGCTTGGAAAGATTGGGGCTATACAAGGTATGTCAAAGCGGGAGATGTCGTGATGGAAAACGGAAATTTAAATACCGATGAGCTGGAATTTTTAAGAACTGCCGCACGCGATTCCTTCTACATCCACGCTCAAGTCGAAAACGCCAACCGAAAATTAGAAACCGCTTTTCTCGTGTGGGAAAAAGTGAAAGAAGGAGAAAAAGAGGCTATGCGCGCCCGAAAAAAAGCCTTTATTTATTACTGCTTCGGGGTGGTTTGGTTTTTTCTTGCGTTGATTTTATTTTTCTTTGGCGTTTAAAGCTTGATTAAAGGCCGTCTGAAATGGGGTTTAAAACCTGTTTCAGACGGCCTTTTTTGTGTCTGTCAGTTTCGCAAAAAAACATCGACTTAATACTATATATTGTATTTTATTGGTATAATATGCGCTAATTTATACTATATGTTGTATTTGAGAAATAATGCGCCGGGCGTTGATTGCGAAAATTAAAATTGCTCAAAAGGAACTAGGCTTGGACGACGGTACCTATCGCGCGGTGTTGGAGCGGGTGACGGGCAAGCGGTCGTGTACGGAGTGCAGTATCCCTGAGCTGGAGCGCGTGGTCGAGGATTTGCGCCAACATGGGTTTCAGCCGAAGAAAACGGCGGGGCAACGACCGAACCGCCGCTCTTCCGCTGACCCGATGATGCGCAAAATCGAAGCGCTGTTGCTGGATAACGGCTGGAGCTGGAATTATGCGCACGGTACGGCGAAAAAGATGTTTAAGGTTGATCGTGTGGAATGGTTGTCTGACGGCAATATGCACAAGCTGGTGGCAGCGTTGCAGATTGCGGCGAACCGCCGTAAGAAAGGGGCTGTGTGATGTATGAGACGGCAGATTTTGGCGCGGTCAAGCATCTGCTCCCTGATAGTGTACAGGCGTTGATTACGGTCATCGGGTTTAATGAAACACTGGAGTTGGTGCGCCTGATGGGCGGTACGACTTATCCGTTGCGGCAAGGTTATACGAAAAACAGTCAATCCCGTGTTGCGTATTTGGAGGAGATTATCGGCAGTGAGGCAGCCGGTCGGCTGGTGGAGGCAATGGCTCCGTGCAATCTGTTTATACCCCGTTGCGAGACGGCCTTGTATGAGCTGCGAAACCGTAAAATCCGCAGTCAGTTTGACCGACAGACGGCAGGTGGCACCCCTGCATATGAGGCCGTTAACGATTTGGCCTTGGCACACCGCTTAAGCGACCGCCATGTGTGGCGAATTTTGAAGCAGGCGGATAAGGAAGCGGAACAGGAAAATTTGTTTTAAGGGATAACCCGTTTGAAAATTAAATTTCAGACGGGTCTTTTTTATCTATAATGACTACTCTTTTCCAAAATTTGAATAGGGATAAACAAATGAAACTCATGCTTGCTTTAGTGTTGGCTTGTACTTTGGCTGCCTGCGGGAGCCAAGAAATAGCCGCCAAACAGGAAGCCGCGCCCCAACAGGAAACTGCGCCCCAACAGGCTGCGATTTGTGCCGAGCCGATGGGAATATCGGTGGAAAAGCTGCTGCTCAATATCGATGCAGGATTGAAAGGTATTGGTGCGCCTTCGACGGTGCAAAGTAAGAATATTGAGGAAAATGAGTGTGGCTATCAAATTGTGATGATGACTGATTTCGGCGCCATCCAAGTGGGAACTAACCCTCAACAAGAGGTGTTGAGACTGTCGACAGCCACGCAGCTGAATTCTGATTTGTCTAATCTGTTTGCCACCATACAAACGATTACGGCCATTGATGGTACGGAAAAAATGGGGCAAACCGAAATCGGCAATCTGTTGGTTAAAACGATTGGCGATATGGCGCCGGAAGTAAAGCAATCTGGTAATGCGAGCAAGGATTTTGAATATAAAGGTAAATACTATTCAATCATGATTGAAGGAAATAATTTGGTAATGCTGGTACGAAAAATATAGCAATTTTCATTGCATAGGCCGTCTGAAATTTCAGGCGGCCTTTTTGTTGCCTACTGACACTGTTTCGCCCGCTGCAAAAGCCATGCCGTTTGAAAATGTAAGCCTCTGAAAGTGCATTTTAATCTGATTTTGAGGGAGGCTTTAATGAGCAAAATTATTTGTCTGACTGCCGGACACAGTAACACCGACCCGGGCGCGGTCAACGGCTCCGACCGTGAGGCGGACTTGGCGCAGGATATGCGCAACATCGTGGCATCT